GTTACAATTCCACCGCTGACATAATAGTAAATCAAGGCGGTACGAGTTCCGGTAAGACCTACGCAATACTGCAAGTGCTATTCACTAGAGCAATTAATGAGGTATGTACTATATCTGTAGTAGGTCAAGATATACCTAATCTAAAGGTAGGGGCTTTACGTGACGCCTTAGACATCTACAACGGAGACGACACTATCAAGCAACAGTTAACTTTCTACAATAGGAGTGAGCGTGTATTCACGTTTAAGAACGGTTCTATAATGGAGTTTAATAGCTACGACAACGAGCAAGACGCGAAGTCTGGCAAGCGTGACTATCTATTTATCAATGAAGCTAACGGTATACCCTACAAAATCTACGAGCAGCTAAGTCTTAGGACTAGAAAGCAAGTGTATTTGGACTACAATCCAGACGCTAGTTTTTGGGTACACGATAAGCTAATACCTATGGCAAACGCTGAGTTGATTATCTCAGACCATAGGCATAACCCATTCTTAACGGATAAGACAAGGGCAAAGATAGAAGCCTTAAAGGATAAGGACGAGGACTTGTGGAAGGTGTATGCTAGAGGACGTACTGGCAAGATAGAAGGGCTTATATTAAAAAAATGGTTTGTACTTAATGAATCGTTTAATGATAAGAAGCTGGTAGGCTATGGCATTGACTTTGGCTTTACGAACGATCCGAGTACCCTAATAGAGGTAAGGATGCAAGACGGTGAGCTATGGATTAAGGAAATGATATACGAGACGGGGCTAACTAATCAAGACCTAAGCCATAGGATGGAGATACTTGGAGTCTCTAAGGGTTCGCTTATCGTTGCGGATAGTTCAGAGCCAAAGAGTATTGAGGAGCTTAGGCGGCTTCACTGGACTGTAGACGGCGTTAAGAAAGGGAAGGATAGTATTATGTTTGGTATTAACTTATTGAGGGGTTATACTATTAACGTACACGCTAGCAGTAAGAATTTAATAAAAGAACTAGAGCAGTATAGGTGGAAGGTAGATAGGAACGGGGATAGTCTTAACGTACCTATAGACAACTACAATCACGCAATAGACGCACTAAGATATTTAATAATGCATAAATTCAGTAAAAAAGGATATGGACAATACAAAGTCATTTAAGTTAACAGTAGGACAATACCAAGTCTTAAACGCTATAGACCCAGAGCTAACCCCTATAGAACAAAACATCTATTCAGTAGCAGCGATTAAGGACATCACTTACAACGAAGCGAGTCAAGTTGTAATGAAGGAGTTTGGCTCTATTGTAGCAGCACTAGGAGAGTTTAACAAGCAACTAACGGGGAGCACTAAGATAAATAGCAAGGTAATGCTAGGAGAGGTGGAGTATCACCTAGAGAGTAAGCCCGACAAGCTAGTAGCGGGTCAGCTATTAGACGCTATCAATATACGAAGCAGTAATCCAGCAACACCCGTGCAAGTTATGGACACATTCTTAGCTGCTATTATGAAGCCCAAAGGTGGCGAGTATGGCAGCGACAACTTGACACTAAATGAAAGGGCGGCACTGGTGAGAGGGGCAAACGTTGCGGAGGTATGGAGTGCCTTTGTTTTTTTTTGGACTCTTTCGAGCGGTTACTTGAGCAGTACAGAGGACTATTTGAAGGAGTGGATGGGGGAAGTGGAGAAGGTGATAAGGGAAACTTTGGAGCTAGATGGGGACTCTTCACAGTGATAGAAGCAATGGCACAGCTACACAACATAAGCATAAACGCTACTACTGAACTAGGCTCTATTGAGTTCTTAAATTGGTGGGCGTATATGACAGAGAAAGCAGACCACGATAGAATAAAATGAATAGCAAACTAATACAAGGGCTCACAGATGAGTTAGACACCTACTGGATGGAGTTAGTAAAGGAGCTGCAAGATAGTATGGTCAAGGAAAAGATATACGCTAGTGGGGTTACTCACTCGTCTATAGGGAAGTATAACACAGACCCTATATCTATCACTGCTAAGGGTATCAAAGTTACACTAGGTATGCCAGACCATTATATCTATTTAGACAGAGGGGTTAACGGTGCTTTAAGTTCTACAGGTGCGTTACCTACAGAGGACGGTAAGGTATTTGCGTATAAGAAAGGCGGTAAGATGCCACCTATTGAAGCCATAAAGAGGTTTATGCAAAACAGAGGTATAGACAAACCTAAGCGAAGCAATACAAACGCTGGAAGAAAGAAGAGCAAGGAGGACGAGCTGAACGGGATAGCCTTTGCAATAGCTAGAAGCATCTGGGCAAAGGGTACTAAGCCTACAAAGTTCTATTCTAACGTAGTAAACGATAAGCAGATGCTGGCGTTAGAGAATAGGCTAATGGCTAAGTTCGGAAATTTAATTGTCGATATTGTAAAAATATAATTTTAATACTATATTTGCATTATGACAAATTACAAAGTAGGACAGAAGGTAGTAATTACCGAAGAGTTGAGTGGGCACTCATTCGAGATAGGGCAAGTGGTGAAGCTGGCATTCTATGACATCAGCTCTGGCGAGTGGGAAGCAGAAGACGGGAACGAGTCTTGCTATCTAGTAGAAGACGACTTCTCAGATGCTGGGATACTATACTCTAGCTTAGACAAGCCCCTAAACGAGCCAGACGAGACACTTCTAGCACTAGAGGAGCAAGATAGAATAGTAGACTACCTATCTGCCACGCTAGCGAAGGAGCTGGAGAAACAGAAGCAGATGAGAATAACCGCAGCGATATAAAGTTCGGGGTCTGGGGGCAGATGCGAACGATAAAAGCCTTGCAGAAATGTAGGGCTTTTTTTATGTCGATACATTTTTAATACTACATTGGTATATCTATGTACATGGCTATCACTATACAAGACCAACCATCTACGACATACGTCAGACCAGCATTTGCCCCCATAGAGTATTTACTAACTTCTACAAATACGGCACAGACTGGCTTTAAGATAATCTGTAAGGTCTACTTTGACCCTACTGGAGCTAATACGCTCATAAGCACTCAGCAGCTAAACATCAAGCCGCTAACTACTCAAGCTATCTTTAGCGTTCAAGATGTAGTTAAGTCTTACGTACCTATTACCTACTCGATACCTGAAGGAGATACAGTAGACCTCATAGAGAACCCTTTAAGTGATTTTAAAGTAACCTTCCAAGAATACTACGATAGTTCATTACAAGGCTCGGCAGTAGCTTCTAACGTGATAGCCGCTTATGCTGCGTCTCCTAAGTACATACAGTTTGCATCTAACGAATGGCAAGACTACCAGATAGCGACATCGGCTATAGAAAAGAACTTTTTAAGTGGGTTTAGTAATCACATCCCAGTTATAAACGCATTTAGTGCAGCCGATACATTCTTAAAGGTTAAGGATACGCAGAAGATACAAGCACAATGGCTACAGAGAAGTGCAACTGCTAACCTTCAAGTATGGTTTAAGACCTTAGACGCTTCGTTTGCTACTGTATCTCTAAGCATATTAGACATAGGCACTACAAATCAAAACTACTTTGCTTTAGATATAGGGAGACAAGAGGTAGGTTCTCATTCTTGGGACACTCCTCCAGTGTGGACAAACGCTAAGTACTTCGTAGTAGGCTTATATGACGAGTCTACCGTAGATATGTGCAGCAATACTTACCTATACGAACTAGACGACTGCAATACTAACTACACCGCTTACGAGTTGCACTGGCTCAATAGATGGGGTGGCTTCGATAGCTTTGTATTTGACGGTAAGAGCGACGAGCGTACAAGCATAGACAAGACCTTTGCGAAATATGCAACCGATAGGATAAGCGGCACTACATTAAGCTACACTACCTCAGCACAACGCACCAGAGCGTTTAACACTAGCACAAGCGAAAGCTATTCTCTTAACAGTAGATTATTATACGACTTTGAAGTTAATGGATTAGAAGACCTTATATCGTCTCCCGAGGTTTACTATAGAGCTGCGGAGGGTTTTGTAAGCGTAAACGTAGTAGGCAACGTTTACGAGCATAGTAGGGCAGAAAACGGGAAGGTATTTAACCTATCTTTAAATATGACTATAGACAATAGCGACAAGAGACAATGGTAATAGAGCATATAATAGCGGGGTACTCTATACCTCACAACGAAGGGGCTATCCCTTTAACTAAGGAAGCATACGACATAAACAACCCGCAAAAGAGGAGTAGCGATTTCAGTAAGACTATAACCATACCAGAGGACACGCTCACTAATCAAATCTTTGAACACGCCTTTGATGCTAACGTTTCCTTTCAATCGTTTGACCCTAACAAGAAAACAAGCTATCAGATATTTCAAGACGGTATTCTCCTTATGGACGGGTACTGCCAACTGCGAGACATTAAGAACGTAGACGGTAAGATAGTCTACAACATACAAGCAGTAGGGAAGGCTGGGAATGTATTTGAGTCTATTAAAGACTTGTATCTAACTGACTTAGATTTTAGTGCTTATAATCACGTTTGGAGCTACACCAATGTAGTAGCGAGCTGGTCGCCAACTATAGGGCAAGGCTATGTCTATCCTATGATTGACTTAGGAGGTCGAACCAATTACAAGGAGTGGAAGACTACCGATTTTAAACCAGCTTTCTTTGTGCGTGAATACTTCACTAAGATATTCGGGGATCAGGGCTATAGGATTAATTCAGCGTTCTTTGATACTACATTATTCAAGTCTCTAATAGTTCCGTATGTAAGCGATAGTATTCCAATAGAAAACTCTACCATTAAGGCTAAGTCTTTTAGTGTAGGGAGGTCTTCGCCTTTGACGTTAAGTAGCTTTATATCTACACTTGTTTTTAACGATGATACATTGCCTTATTATAACAATACGGCTGGAGATTACAATACCACTACTGGGGAGTTTACTATATCCTCAAACGGTCAATATAGTTGGCAGTCTCTTTTAAACTTTGACTTAACTTACACGGAAGTAACTAGCAATAATACAAGATATTATAATAGCATAAGAACGGCTAGCGATTTCAACGCTCATTTAACTTGGAGACTAGAAGATACGTCTACGTTTCAAATTGTGGATAGCGGAATTTTAGACATAACGCAAGAGGTTAATAGTGTTAATTTGGGGTTTTCTACCACTATACTAGGCATAACCAAATCGTTTGCTACAAATATATTTTCAGCTACTGTAGGTCAAGTCTATAGATTAAGAATACAGACCCCTACTTATAAAGATTCATATTGGCAACGTGCTTCAGGCGACTGGCAAATAAACTTAAAGACGGGTTCTCAATCTCAAGTGAATTTAGAAAGTGTCAATTTTAAAGAACACGACACTTTAATAATGGATAGCGTTATCCCTAAGAAGATAAAGCAAACTGATTTCATTAGCTCGATTATAAAGAGGTTTAATCTATACCTAGACTACGATTCTATAGATGAGAACTTAATCCACATAGAGCCACGACAAGACTACTTACTAGATACAAGCGACGACTTGACTACAATGGTAGATAGGTCTAAGGATGTAGACATTAAGCCACTAGGAGCATTAGACGCCAATACGTACCTATTTACAGACAAAGAAGATAAAGACAAACTAAACGCAGAGCATCAAGACACATTCGATAGCGTGTACGGTGAGCGTAAGATAGAAGTAGATAATGACTTCGTAAAAAATAAAAAGGTAATAACCTCTATATTCTCTCCTACTCCTTTAGAGACAATTCAAGGGCAAAACGATAGGGTTCTTAGTTCGGTTAGATTTGAAGACGACAACGGCAACAAAACAAGCGGGGGGAGCAAGATAAGGCTTTTATATTGGGGCGGAACTTTGCCTACCTCTGAATTTTGGTTCTTTAGGTTCACCACTGGAGTAGGTGTAGGAGCAAGCACCTTCTTAAACTATCCGTACGCTGGACACTTAGATAACCCTTACACTCCCACATTCGATTTAAACTGGGGTGTACCGTCTAAATTATGCTACAATTTCGATTTCGGAGGTAGTAATATCGTAACATATCCAAATAATAACTGCTATAATCTCTTTTGGAGGGAGTACATA